GGAGGACGAACCAACCGACTCATCACCAGTGAACTGGAGCTGCTCAATGAGGTACTCGTGGGGGTTCTGTGCCATGCGCCGGCGCTCATCAGTGTCAAGGAAGATATAGTTGACATAGAGCGAAGCAGCAACAAGGGACTGGTTGTAGGCAGCGGTTACCTTTACAGACGAATCTGTGCCATCCGATAAGCTGCTGACTGCCCATAGAACCTCATCAATAGGACGAAGATCAATATTAATACGAACCTCGTGGTACTGAAGGGCAATAAGAGGAAGAGCAAGCCCGGGATTCTTGCAGAACCAGAACTGGAGAGGGATGTAGAGGGTGGTCTCAGGGAGGGCATTACGAGGAGCGCAGATCTGCTTGGGGGCAACTGCCTCGCAAGGGCCATCAACATCCGAGAAGGATGGATCAGTAATGTAGGTTAGCTGGGTAGTGTTGCCGACCATCTTGAAGTAGCCATCCTCCTGGCCAGCAGGCATGGTTAGCTGATTCCAGATGTGCATCCAGTCACCGTAGTGGCGGTCAATGCGCTGACCACCAATCTCGACCTCAACCTGGGAGATGAGCTGCTCACCAGGGAAATCGAGCCAGCGAGCATAAACAGGCGACTTGCCGCCAGAAATTACATTGCCGAGATCCTGGCTGATCTGGGGAAGAGTGACCTGAAGGATGGTGCTGTGGGCAAGATCTCCGTTACGGGAGATGGTGCATGTTACACGTCTGCCGAAGTCGGCTTGACCGTTGAATGTTTGCTCAATTGCTTCCATGGCAAAGTTAGTGTACCTGCGGTAGGTAACTTTCCAGAAAGTAATCTGAGGATTACCAGTAAGATACACGTCTTGTGCGCCATAAGCTACTAATTGCATTAAACCGCCTCCCATCTTATAATATTGCTAAAGAAAATAATTTTAGAAATAAACAAATAATTAACTATATTTTTTAATAAATTTTTCTAAATAAGAATGTAAAAAATATTTTTGTTGTTGATTATGCCGTCGTTTAAAAATATAAGTGTTATTTTTTTTATGTACATACCATCCATCCTCAATTGCCTTAATTATAAATTTATGTTTATTCATTTACATAATATTGTATTTTTAATTTAAATGTTCTACCCAATAGTTTAACAATGTACAAAACAAAAAACAAGGATATTCCGTTAATGTTAGATAAAAAACATTCCGACATTATTGAACAATTTACAACAGATAATAAAATAACTATTCCTAAATTACAACATGAAATTTCATTGTTAAAACAATCCAAAACAAAAGAAGCAACCGAACAAAGTACTTTGATAAATCAGCAAATATCTAAATTACAACAAAAACATATTGATTATTATTTAGATAACAGCAAATACATTTTTGGATATTTTGAAGAAAAAAAGAAAATATCAGAATGTAAAACTCCTGTAAAAACACTTAACCAATTTTTCAATATTGAAAAACCTACAGAAGAATATAAATGTAACAATTATACGATACAATATTTAAAAAATATACAAGAACCTACACCCTCGCAAAACAATTTCGTTAACGTATTTTTATGTAAAGAATGTTCAGTTGGCGAAATGATCCAAATCGATTATGAAGGTGTTTTGATTTGTAATAATTCAAGATGTGCAAACCAAATTGTTTATTTAGTAGAACATGAAAAAACCTCATACAAGGAACCTCCTAAAGAAGTATGTTTTTATGCATACAAAAGAATTAATCATTTTAGAGAAATATTGGCACAATTTCAAGCAAAAGAAAGTACACAAATTCCGGATGAAATTATTAAAAATATCAAAAAACAAATAAAAAAAGAACGTATCAATATTGCTACTATAACGAATAAAAAAGCAAAAGAGATATTGAAAAAATTTGGGTACAATAAATATTATGAACATATTCCGTTTATCAAAGATAAATTGGGTATTAAACCTCCAATTATGACACCCGATCTTGAAGATAAATTGTGCAGTCTTTTTATGGAAATTCAGAGACCTTATGCAAAATATTGTCCAGATGACCGTGTAAATTTTTTAAATTATTATTATACAATTTATAAATTATGTGAATTGTTAGATGAAACTGAATTTTTACCCTATTTTCCAATGTTAAAAGATAGGGAAAAACAAATTGAACAAGATGAAATATGGAAAAAAATATGTAAGGAATTAAATTGGGAATTTGTCCCTACCATATAGATTTATTTTTATCTGGAATTAGATAAGAATAATATAGATTAATTGTAATGGGATCTGAAATTGAAAAAATGAAAGAAGAAGTACTACGAAACATAAAACAAACAACTATTTTAGAAGAAAATACATTTATGAAACAACTATTGAAAGAAGATAGTAAATATTACACACGAATGAATGAACTAATAAGTTTTTATCCATTATATAAAACAAATACGACTCCAAATAATCAAACTGGTTATAGGCAGCAATTATCTATTGTAAATAGTGTAACAAAATCAATTGAAATAATTACTTCTGCAATACAAACTAAGATAGAAATATTTACTAAATCATTAACAAATACAGATCGCGAAATAACAAATTTAAAAGAAACCTATAAAAATTTAGAAAAGTATGATGGAGACTATAAGGCATTAGACTTAACTTCACAACGATTATTGAAAGATTATGTCAACATATATTCAACTCAACGTATTATGATTTGGATAAAAGGTATTATTATCCTTTATTTAGTCTATAGATTGGTTTCTGCAGCATATAAATATAATCAAATATGGTTTTATGTGATGTTATGGTTTGTAGGTATGATTGTTTTATATGTGATGAATTATGTTTATTATGTATGGAATAATTTCGTTACACTACCTCAAGGTGCCACTACAAATTCAGTAGATTCCCAAGCAATTCCATTAACATGTCAACATACAGAATTTGGATGTTGTCCAGATGGTGTAACAGTAAGTGTAAAAAATAAATTAAATTGTGGATGTGCAGATTCTACATATGGCTGTTGTGAAGATGGAGCTGATAAAAATCCAGATGGAACATGTTTACCCTATAATCCATCTCCTTTAGCGTGTAATCAAACCGAATATGGATGTTGTCCAGATAACATGACAATCAGTAATTCAACAGGAACTAATTGTAGAAATAAGGCAAGAGAACGACCTCCAATATGTTCCAGAACACAATATGGATGCTGTCCTGATGGAAGTACAATAAGTAATGTAGATCGTTCTAATTGTCCAGGCAGTTGTGCATTTAGCGAATATGGTTGTTGTCCAAATGGTGTTACTATTAGTAACCAAGATAGATCGAATTGTAATGTTCCAATATGTACATCTACAAAATATGGTTGCTGTCCAAATGGACATCCACGCAATCAAACAGGTAGTAATTGTTAAATATTTTTTTATACAGTTTGTATATGATTAATAAATTATGTATGCCTGCATTAATTTATTTAGTATTTATGATGATTCATATAACAATAGATTTGTACTATTCATTGTACAATATGGTTATTATAAAAATATGTATAGGAACAATAGGTACGTTATTACTTAACATATTATGTCAAAATAATATGTCTGTTATATCGTGGTTAATTGTATCTATTCCATTTATTATGATGACTGTAATAGCAACATTTATATTAGTTGTATTAGGATTAGATCCAGCAACTGGAAAAAATATAAAGGTATCAAAAAATTCTCCAAGTACAATTCCTTCTATTTATGCAACCCCTATATCCGTATCTGCACCACTAACAAGTTCAAATACAACTCAATCAACACAACCAACAAATCAAATCACAAATTATTATGGTGTATTAGCAAATAATCTTCCACCAGCACAATCTAATTATACATAAACAAATATAAATATAAAACACGAATTATACTATGCATACGATTTTAATTACAGGTGGATGTGGATTCATAGGATCTAATTTTATAAACCATTATTTTCATTATTCAAAATGTAAAATCATCAATATAGATGCAATGTATTATTGTTCTAATGAAAATAATATAGACATTCAAATTAGAAATTCAGATCGATATACATTGATTAAAGGTAATATTGCGTCAGTCGATCTTGTTCTACATATATTAAATTTTTTTAATATAGATACGGTAATTCATTTTGCAGCACAATCACATGTTGAAAATTCATTTTCAGATGCATTACAATATACAAATGATAATATTGTAGGAACACATACATTATTGGAATGTTGTAGATTGTATGGTAAAATAGGCAAATTTATTCATATTTCAACCGATGAAGTGTATGGAGAATCCATGTTGGAAGAAAATGAAAATAAAAAGAATGAAAATTCAATTCTATGTCCTACAAATCCATATGCAGCAACAAAGGCAGCTGCAGAATTAATTGTAAAATCGTATTATCATTCGTTCAACATGCCGATTATTATTACGCGTGGAAATAATGTATACGGCCCAAACCAATATCCTGAAAAATTAATCCCATTATTTATAAAATTATTAAAAGAAAATAAACCTGTAACAATTCAGGGAGATGGAACAAATGTACGATCTTTTTTACATGTAAATGATGTATGTAGTGCATTATCTATTATATTGGAGAAAGGACGAATTGGCGAAATATATAATATTGGAGGTGATGATTCGTGTGAATATTCTGTATATACAATAGCATGTCAATTAATTCAAATTATTCAAAAAACAGATCGATACGATCGTTGGATAAAATATATTAAAGATAGACCTTTCAATGATAAACGCTACTACATTAGCAACGATAAATTAAAAAAATTAGGATGGAATATTCAAATAGATTTTGATAAAGGCTTACAGGAGTTGTGTCATACACTATAAGGTTGGTAGTATTTTTTTGTCCATTCGTAAATATAATGTGCACAACCTCCTCCACTAAAAATGGATTGTTTGTACATTGCGTCGTCAAATATTTCTTTATCTACGTTGTAAAATTCAACCGGTTTATTATATATGGCGTGTAATAGTTGTAAAAATGTATAATATTCTTCCCAGTTTGAATCACTATCTTTCTTAGGTCCATTCCAATCGGATATTAATATTTTACAAGATTGAATATCTACTAAAAAGGCATGTCGGTAAGGCGGAACGGCCAAACTTATAATTTGCGGACCATGTTGAAGAGTAGAAGCAAAATGAAATAATAAATTAGGTTTAGATGATTGAATGGACGATTTATATGTAGAAGGTAATCTTCCAAAAGTTAAAGTTGGAATGTTTTTTTTCTCTGTTTGCATATTTTGTTTATTTTGAAATGAAAAAATAAACAAAATCTAATTCAATTTAATATTTGTATAATGTATGTCAAAAATATTAATGCCAAATGAAATTATATCAAATTGGAAAAAGATGTGTAATAAAAAACAAAAACTAGGTTATACTAACATACCTAGGTTAGATGAATACACAAATTATATATCTGCACAACAAGTACTTGATGACTTTAAAATAAAAAGTAAAAGAAAAAGTTGGATGACAAAATCATTTATAAACGAAAAACATAGAATGATAAATATGTATAATAAAACGTATGAATCAACAAAACAAAATACTAAAAAAATAAAGCATATTAAATCAAAAACAAGAAAATATAAATAATTTATGCACTACACGTTTCACAAGGTACAATAGTAAATTGTTGTACTTGATGTTTCGGCTTTCGACGCAAATAATAAATACCCGTTTTCAATCCTTGTTCCCAAGCATAAAAGTGCATAGAAGT